GTTATTTCGCATAAATACTTGTTTTTAGATAATCAAACCTTAAAGTAATTATGGAATGACTACGCTCATTCTAAAGAATTATTTGGAGGTAAATCTATGGACAAGAAACTCATCGCGCGACGTATCCGGCAGTACCGACACCTGGAAAAGCTCACACAAGAGCAGTTGGCAGATATGGCTGGCATCTCGGATACATACATTCGGAAGCTGGAGGTGGGCGCGCGCACCCCGTCTCTGCAAATGATCCTCACGCTGGCAGCAGTGCTGAAGACCACTCCTGACCATTTGCTTCTCCCGGCTTCTTCGCTGAGTCAAGGTGCCGGCAGCAGTATTATGGAGTTGCTCAACGACTGCACCCCTACTGAATTTGCAATCCTCTACGAAAATATGGCGGAGCTGAAAGAACTGCTCCGGACCCATATGCACTAAAAAGAACCCTGGTCGGTGGCAAACGCTACTGACCAGGGTTTAACTTATTTAATCAGCTCTGCCAAGATCGCAAAGGGCAGAATCAAAATACAAATCAATACCCACATTGTTATACCTCCTTACAGATCTTCCAAATAGCCGAAGTCATCCGGATCTAAGCCGGCACCCTCCAAAGCGGTGCGCCGAGCGTCGTCGTCCATAAGGCTGAGTTCAAATTCATCCAGCCCGGCAACCATAAGGTCCAGAGACAGATCATCGTGGTCTTCGTCAGCAGTGCTGGAGAATATGCTGCCACCATAGCTGGGAGTGTGCGTCGCTGCATCTTTCTTTTCGGATTCCATGATGTGGTGCAGGAAGCCAAGCTCCGCTGCCTTTTCAAAGGAACTCATCTTGCCGTCATGGTTGAAATCAAACAAACCACCAAAGATACCTTTACTCATAATCTATCTCCTTTTAGTGTGCGTGGATCGTGGCAATCAGGCGACCAAGGTGCTTATACCCCCGCTTGCGCCGATCCAACATATGTAGGCCGTTCTTGCTGTCCATAAAGCAGGAGAGTTTTCCCTTTTGGAATGGCTTGCTGCCATCAAAAACGAGCTTTGTACCCTCCGTGATGCCATGCTCCAAGAAGTGATTACCGCCATCTGCGATAGCAATAAAAATCTCCGAACTGGCCCCATCGAATAGCTGGTTGGGAATCTGAACGTAGGCTTGCACCAACTCGTCCGGTAAATCAATCATTCCAAAAACCTCCTTCCTTGGCTTGGTGGCTTCAGTATAAAGTATTTAGTGTCCAATATAGCGGACTAATAGACCGGTTTAGGTCTCTTTTGGGTCCGATTTAGGTCTTGACCATTAACTTTTTGCATTCTCGTGGCCTACCAGTGAGGAAGCCCCTCAGAAGGAGGTCACAATATGACGAATACAGAAATTAGGGATATTCAGGAACTACAGTGCAGGGGGCTGGGCTATCGCCGGATTGCCAGCATTCTGAATCTGCCAATCAACACGGTCAAGTCCTACTGCCAACGGCACCCTGTAGTGGAGCTGCCTCCGGTGGCTGTCGCCGGTTGCAAAAACTGCGGTGCGGATTTGGGTGAAAATGCCGTGCGGTATAGAAAGCAGTTTTGCTGCGATCAGTGCCGGATGGATTGGTGGAAGGAACACCGCAGGCTGATCCAAAAGAATGTAGTTCACGAAAAAGTCTGCGAGAACTGCGGAGCGCCCTTTGAAGTATATGGGAAGCCTAATCAGCGGTTCTGCTCCCGCATTTGCTTTCACGCCTATCGCAGAAGGGCGGGAGAGCGATGACTGGCGATGTAATTTCCTACCGTGCTGCGGTTGCAGTTGCCCAGGGTATGCTCCAAAAAGGGCTGATTACGGAGGGTGAATACTACCAAATTGATAGAGCTTTTCAGGATAAATATTGCGTAAATTACGGCACTTTATTTCTCAAAAACCCCTTGCTATTTATGCAAAACAGAGCGAATATGTCACAAACCAAAGAAAATGGAGGTGGCAGAATTGGCGAGGAAGATTGAGCGTGTAGCTTTTGCAAAGATGCCGATGCCCACGCGAGAAAACGTGGCAGCCTACGCAAGAGTGTCCTCCGGCAAAGACGAAATGCTACATTCTCTTTCGTCCCAGGTGAGCTACTACCGGGACCTAATCCAAAGTAAGCCTGGTTGGAACTTTGCAGGGGTGTACGCAGATGAAGCGCTGACTGGTACTAGGGATAACCGAGAAAACTTCCAGCGACTGCTGGCTGACTGCCGAGCCGGAAAGATCAACCGGATACTGACCAAGAGCATTTCACGCTTTGCAAGAAATACCGTGACGCTGCTGGAAACAGTGCGGGAATTGAAAAACCTCGGCATTGACATTTATTTTGAAGAGCAGAACATTCACACCATCAGCGCCGATGGTGAGCTGATGCTGACGATCCTTGCAAGCTACGCGCAAGAAGAAAGCAGATCTGCAAGCGAAAACCAAAAATGGCGTGTGAAGCGGAATTTTGAAGAAGGTATCCCTTGGCGGAGTTTTATGCTCGGCTACAGGGTTAAGGATGGTCGGTTTGAAGTAGTACCGGAAGAGGCGGCCATCGTTCAACGGATCTTCTCCTACTACCTTGACGGCGACGGCTTTTACACCATCGCCAAACGACTGAACGAGGAGGGGGTGCCGAACCCCAGCGGTGCGGACTGGCTGCCTTCCACAATTCAAAAGCTAATTAAGAACCCAAATTACAGCGGAAACCTTCTCCTGCAGAAGACCTTTTCCGAAAACCACATCACCAAAAAGATGCGTGTAAATAAAGGTCAGCTTCCAATGTACTATGTGGAGAACTCTCACGAGGCGATTATTCCACCGGAGATGTTTGAAGCGGTACAGCAGGAAGTCGCACAGCGGACGGAGCATTATTTGAAGACTCCGCATCAGAAGAATGTGTACCCATTTACCGGCTTGATCGAATGCGCCATTTGCGGAAGAAGCTACCGAAGAAAGACTACCAAATCCCAGGTGGTATGGATCTGTAGTACCTTTAACACAAGAGGCAAACAGTACTGCGCTTCCAAGCAGATACCGGAAACTACCCTCCAGTACCACACATCCCTTGTAACCGAGGATATTTCCTCAATAGCAAAGATCCTTGCAGCCCCAAACAACACCCTCATTTATCAGCTAAAAGACGGCAGTGAGGTTGTACAGCACTGGGAGGATCGGTCAAGGGCGAAGTCCTGGACACCGGAAATGCGGCAAGCAGCCAAAGAGAAAGCCTTGGCACAGAGGCAGGAGGTAAAGTGATGGCAACAAAGAACATTACAGTGATCCCAGCAACCCTCGACCTGCATACGAGGGTCCCCAAAGCCTCAACGGCAAAACGGCGGGTCGCCGGATACGCTCGTGTTTCCACTGACAGCGACGAGCAGTACACCAGCTACGAAGCCCAGGTCGACTACTACACCAAGTATATCCAGCGCAACCCCAATTGGAGTTTTGTGGATGTTTACACCGACGAAGGCATTTCTGCGGTTATGACCAAGAACCGCGACGGCTTCAATCGTATGATAAGCGATGCCTTGGCTGGTCGCATTGATTTGATCGTAACCAAGAGCGTGAGCCGATTTGCCCGAAATACCGTGGACAGCCTCACCACCGTCCGCAAGCTGAAGGATAAGGGTGTGGAGGTCTATTTTGAGAAAGAGAATATCTATACCCTAGATTCCAAGGGTGAGCTGCTGATCACCATTATGTCCAGTCTTGCCCAGGAAGAGAGCCGATCCATTTCGGAGAATGTCACCTGGGGCAAGCGCAAGCAATTTGCAGACGGCAAGGTATGCTTGCCCTACGGCCGTTTCCTTGGCTACGAGAAAGGCGAAGATGGCCTGCCCAAGATTGTACCGGAGCAAGCCAAGGTGGTCACCTACATTTACGATCTTTTTATGACGGGCTTAACCCCCAACCTGATCTGCAAGAGGCTGATGGAAGAAGGTATCCTTTCTCCCAGCGGTAAACCCAAGTGGGCACCATCCACGGTGCGGAGCATTCTGACCAATGAAAAGTATATGGGTGACGCCTTGCTGCAAAAGGAATTTACGGTAGATTTCCTGCAGAAGAAAAAGAAGATCAATGAGGGTGAAGTTCCCCAGTACTATGTTGAGGACAGCCACCCGGCGATTATCAGCAAGGAACTGTTTATGCGAGTGCAGGCAGAGATCAAGCGTCGGCAGAAATACGGCCATTCTTACAACGGCAAGAGTATCTTCTCCACGAGGATCGTATGTGGCGACTGCGGTGCGTTCTTTGGGTCTAAAGTTTGGAACTCCAACGATCGCTTCCGCAGGGTAATTTGGCAGTGCAATAACAAGTACAAGGGTGAAAAGTGCGACACGCCCCACATCACAGAAGAGCAACTGAAGAAGGCGTTTGTTGCTGCCTTTAACCAGCTGATCCAAAGCAAGAACCTAGTAGAAGATTGCGAACTGATGCTGACAATGCTGACAGACACAACCGAGCTTGACCGCAGGTTGGAGGCATTGCGAAGCGAACAGGAAGTGGTCGTGGGACTGACAAGGAAATGGGTGGACGAACATGCGTCCGCTGCCACATCGGCTCCCGACTACGAGGAACGCTACAATGCCCTGGCACGGCGTTACGAAGAGTTGGTGGCGCA